GCTATGTATTAAGCTATGTCTTAAGCTTGACTAATCTCTCTAAATATGATATTGTAAACCTAAGTTCTTTACTTAAGTATACTTAAGTTGCCTGAAGAGGAATAAGAAGTACATCTTTAAGTCCCTCTTTAAGTTTATACAGAAGAGTAACCTTCTACTACTTCTTAGTTATCGTTAAGCTCCTTCTTAAGTAAACTTTCTGAGAGACTCTTTCACTACTTAAGTATACTTAAGACTAGTGATACCTTTCTACTTCTTTATGTTTATTCTTTACCTCCTTAGTCTTATGATTGCTTAAGATACTTAAGCTACTTAAGACTCTTTTTATCTTAATTTCAAGGGAATGTTCATTATGAGTACTAAATCTAATACCCATTCTAATACCCATAGTCACGCAGGTAATGTTTACAGAGAAGGACAGTTCCGTAAAGGTGCTTCAGGTAATCCAGCAGGAAGACCTAAAGGCATCGTCAATAAGTACGCCCTCCTAGCTAAGGAATTGATGGGTGTTAATTCAGAAGCTATAGTTGGAGTTATAATAGACAAAGCTCTTAAGGGTGATGTTAACTGTTTAAAGATGTGTATAGACAGAATAATTCCTACAACTAAATATGCAGGTACGTCTTTAAAAGATAACACCGATGAAACCCCTAAGATCGTTATAAACATCAATGGTAATGCTGGATCTCTACCTGAGATACTGGAAGATAATGGTGTTTCAGGTGTGGGTGAGGATGTTACCTTTGAAGATGAAGATGATGTTGTATGTACCATAAAGAAAGAGATGACCAATGAGTAAAGTCGCCAGCATGGAAGTGGATTATATAACGGATATACTTTATAGACCTGAGAACAAAAACAAGAACTTTGTACAAAGAATAAAGAACCCTAGCGTCTATCCTCAAATGGATTGGGGCGAGACTGAAGAAGGGGAGAAAATGGTGGCTACTCATCAGATGTCTATGGGCGAAGCAGATGGAATATATTATGTTTATCCTAATATCATTCAAGATAAATATACTGGAGAACTTAAGAGCCTCAGTAGTCAAGATGCTTTTGATTATGCTTTAGATAATAATGAAGCTATTGCTTTTGATAACGAAGATGAAGCTCTGTGGCTTTCTAAAAACTATAAGAAGTTCTGGGGACATTAAGTAAATGGAACTTAACATTGATCTTCATCCTGCTCAATTAGCTATCTTTAACAGTGAAGCAAGATTTAAGATTGTGTCTGCTGGGCGCAGGTTCGGCAAGTCTCGATTAGCTGCATGGCTGCTCTTAATCAAGGCACTACAGTCAGACTCGAAAGATGTCTTCTATGTGGGGCCAACATTTCAACAAGCTAAAGATATAATGTGGCATACATTAAAAGAGCTTGGACGGGAGGTGATTGAATCTACTTATGAGAATACGGCTCAAATGACTTTGGTGAATGGTCGGAAGATCTTTCTCAAAGGATCAGATAGACCTGATACCTTACGGGGTGTTGGTCTTGCTTATGTCGTATTAGATGAATATGCATCCATGAAACCTGTTGTATGGGAACAGATAATAAGACCTACCTTGGCTGATGTCCGAGGTGGGGCTTTATTCATTGGAACTCCTGCTGGAAAGAACCACTTCTACGATCTATATCAGAATGCTGAGACTGATCCTGAGTGGGAAAGCTTTACTTATAACTCTACTGATAACCCTTATATTCCTTCTGATGAAATAGAGATGGCAAGGAACTCAATGTCTACTATGGCTTATAGACAAGAGTTTGAGGCATCCTTTGAATCGTTTACTGGTGGTATATTTAAAGAAGAATGGTTTGCTACTGGAGAGGAACCTTCTACTGGACAGTATGTCATAGCTGTAGATCCTGCTGGCTTTGAAGCTGTAGAGAAAGAACGGGGACTCAAGGGTTCTAAGCTTGATGAGACTGCTATTGCCATTGTTAAGATCAATGAAGACAAATGGTGGGTTAAAGATATACTACATGGTAGATGGTCTATCAAAGAAACTGCCTCTAAGATACTGAAGGCGGCTATTACTGTTGAAGCTTCTACTGTGGGTATTGAAACTGGTTCATTAAAGAACGCTATTATGCCTTATCTACAAGATGAGATGCGAACAACCAACCAGTTCATCCACATTGATGAATTACGTCATGGTGGTAAGAAGAAAACAGAACGGATCACTTGGTCATTACAAGGTAGAATGGAGCATGGTCAGATTACCTTCAATAGAGATCGGGATTGGAAGGTATTCAAGTCTCAGATGATAGATTTCCCCAATCATTTGGCACATGATGACTTATTAGATGCATTGTCCTACATAGATCAGGTATCAATTGCTGACTTTGCACACTCAATAGAATTAGAAGAAGACTGGGAACCTTATGATGAAGTATCTGGATATTAAGATTAAATATGTTTGAAGATAAAGAAACATCACACCCTGCTCTTGTCTCTTGGCTCTCTTATCGGCTAGATAGCTGGCGTACTCATAGAGATATGAACTATGTTGCTAAATGGGATGAGTATTATCGTCTATGGCGTGGTATATGGGTAGCTCAAGACAAGATGAGAGACTCTGAGAAGTCTCGATTGATCTCTCCTGCATTACAACAAGCTGTAGAGTCCGCTGTTGCTGAACTAGAAGAAGCTACCTTTGGTCGTGGAAAGTGGTTTGACATAAAGGATGACTTATTAGACAAATATAAGCAAGATGCTGAGTATGTCCGTAACTTACTTCAAGAAGATCTTGAGTATACGGGAGTAAAGGATGCTATATGTGAGGTCTTCCTTAACTCTGCTATATACGGCACTGGTATTGGTAAGATTGTTGTTGAACAGAACGTAGAAAGAGTACCTACTGATACTCAGATTGGAGAAACAGCGGCTTATTCAAGAGGTGTTACTGAGAAAGCCTCCTTAGATGTTAAGCTTGTTGCTATATCTCCTAAAGAGTTCTTGATTGATCCCTCTGCTTTGTCTATAAACGAAGCTCTTGGGGTTGCACATGAAGTTATCAAACCTAGATACCTTGTATTAGAGGGTATTAAGTCTGGTATTTATAATGATGTTCCTTTAGATGGGGACTACACTATTAATTCCTTTGGCTTTGAGGAAGAAACAAGACAAGCTGATGAGTCAGACAACGTAAAGATTACAGAATACTGGGGCAAAGTCCCTAAGAGATTCCTTCGCAAGAAGATGATGAAGGATGACTTCGAGTATTCTAAGAAAGAAGAACTTGTAGAGGCGGTTGTTACTATTGTTAACGACTCATACATACTGAGGGCTGAAGAGAATGCATTCATGATGGTAGATAGACCTTTTATCTCCTATCAACATGACATTGTTCCTAATAAGTTCTGGGGTAGAGGCGTATGTGAGAAGGGATTCAACCCTCAGAAGGCACTTGATGCTGAGATGAGAGCTAGAATTGACTCACTGGCACTTACTACTACACCTATGATGGCGGCAGACGCTACTCGGCTACCTAGAGGTGTCAAGTTTGAGGTAAGAGCAGGAAGAACTGTACTTACTAATGGCTCTCCTAGAGATGCTATTATGCCTTTGAACTTGGGACAGACTGATCCATCTACCATGCAACAGATTCAACTGTTACAGAGCATGATTCAGATGGGTACTGGCTCTTCTGATGTCTCTGTGGGGGCTGATCGTACTGCATCTGGGATGTCTATGACGCAAGCGGCCTCTATAAAGAGACAGAAGCGTACCTTAATGAACTTTCAGAACACTTTTCTAATACCGCTTATTAATAAGGCGATGTGGAGAAAGATACAGTTCGATGTTGAGCGGTATCCTGTTAATGATTACAAGTTCATCCCTTATTCTACAATGGGTATCATGGCTAAAGAGCTAGAGATGACTCAAATGGTTCAGATGTTACAATCTATTCCTAAAGATTCTCCTGCTTTTAACATTATCCTACTTGCACTGTTCCAGAACTCGTCTATACATAATAGAGATCAGATTGTTAACGCTCTTATGCAAGGGTCGCAACCTAATCCTGAAGCACAGCAGATGGAACAAGCTCATATGCAGTTACAGATGCAACAGGCTGAAGCTACCATACAGAAAACTCTAGCTGAAGCTCAAGAAGAACAAGCTAAGGCTGTTAAATGGCAGGCAGAGGCACAAACCACTGTACCAGATGAGTTCTCTATGGAAGAACGCATGCTTAAGTTTAAGAAAGACACTGCTGATCTTGAGAAAGTCATGATGGATACTCAACGACAAGCCAGTGAGACTGCTAGAACTACTCCTGAAGTGGCACATCTTGCTTCTGAGACTGAGCTTAATCAGGCAAAGGCGGAACTCTCTAGAACAGAGGCAAGAGCTACAGATATTGAAACTAAACTTTCTATCTATAATAATACCTTATGAAAACAGATACACAGTTCTTTAATGACCGTATGTCCATGTGTGAAACCGCTGGATGGGCTGATCTATTAGAGGAATTACAGAATATCTACGAAGAAGCTCAAGACGTTGATGCTATTCGTAATATAGAGGAACTTTGGTTCGCCAAAGGACAATTAGCAATACTTCGCATGCTTATAAGCACTGAAGATATTGCTAAAATCACTATGGAACAATCTTCAACAACCCATTAATGCGGTTATGAGGACTCCATTTATATTTATCCATAATCCATAAGAATGGACGGAGAACTAAAATGAGTATAGTTGTAAATGACGCTGAAACAGCACCCTTAGAGACTGCACCTACAGAACCTCAACCAATGCAACAGGAAGAAGTACAAGCTCCTGATGTACCTGAGAAGTATCACGGTAAGTCCATATCTGACGTTATTGATATGCACCAGAATGCTGAAAAGGCACTCGGTAAAAGAGGACAAGAGGTGGGAGATCAAAGAAAGTTAATAGATTCTTTAATCCAAGCCGCTGAATTAGCTCAACATGCTGCTATGCCTCCACCAACAGAGGCAGAGAGTGAATACGTCAGTGAAGAGAACTTCTACGATGACCCAGCTAAGGCTGTTAAGTCTGCTGTAGATAATCATCCTGATATTATTCAAGCAAAACAAGATCGAGCATACGCCCTTAGAGAAGCTTCCGTATCTAAAATGGAAGCCGCTTTCCCTGATTTCAGAACCATCGTTGCAGATGATAACTTTGGAAAATGGGTACAGGACAGTGCTATCCGTAAGGAATTGTATGAAAGAGCTGACGGAGGTTTCGACTTTGAAGCCGCTAATGAGCTATTCTCGCAGAACCAAAGCCCTAAGACAGACAAGTACTGAAGGAAGATCTACTCAAGAAGCCGTTGGTGGTAAAAAGATGTATCGGAGATCTGATTTAATCAATCTACAAGTAACAGCTCCCAACCGTTATGCAAGCTTGGCTGATGAAATACAGCAAGCGTATGCAGAGGGGCGGGTTAAATAACATTAATGGAGAATCCTAATGGGTTTAGGTACTAATCATAGTACGATAACAACTTCAGCTAATTTCATCCCTGAACTATGGTCAGATGAAGTTATTGGAGCGTACAAATCAAACTTGGTTGTGGCAAACACTGTAACCAAGATGTCTCATAAAGGTAAAAAAGGGGATACAATTCATATCCCTAAACCAGCTAGAGGATCAGCAAGTATTAAAACTGCTGGACAAGAAGTTACGTTGATTGCAGATACAGCTAGTGTTGTTAATATATCCATTGACAAGCATTACGAGTATTCAAAACTGATTGAAGATATTGCTGAAGTTCAAGCTCTAGCTTCAATGCGTAAGTTCTATACTGACGATGCTGGATATGCTCTTGCAAAACAAGTAGATGATAGTTTGTTTG